CACAAGGAACAACATTTGTTCCATAGTGTGCCACAGCGGTATCACCTATAGTTGTAACACCTTGACAAAAATAATCTAATATTTGGGGTTTTTCTAAATTTTTGTTATTAGGTGGTATACCAGCATAGTAAGCCACTGCTGTGATATTAGACACCGTGATATTCCTTCACAATATTCAATGCAGTGCCGTCCATTAGTTCATCGTAAGTAAATTGACAATAGCTGAGCCACGCTAGCCAATCTCCTAGTGGTCCATAATATAAATCGTTGACCTGTGCAAGATTGTTTCTAGTTACAGAATTACTCACGTGCTTGTTAAGGGTAATAGCAGGTATACCAGCCCAAATAGATTCTACAGCACTATTGGAATTGATGCTGACTGTGCAATAGTAATCCCCTTGCATTAATGTTTTATATAGACTAGTTCGACTTTTTTTATTGACCTTGGATCTAATTTCTATAGGTCGGTCTGTGTGTTTTTTTAATTCCAGTATAACAGATTCTGTCCAAGATTTTGCTTCTACGTGCATGATGCTAGCAGCAAATTCTCCCGGTTCAACAATCAATATCTTCTTACCCTCTTTACGCCAGGGACTAGGAAATTCTGTAAAATTTTTTAACCTATCTGCAGGTGCAATAAATTGATTATTAAAATGCAAGTGATTTCTTGTGAGCCTATGCCACTTTTTATTGGATTCAATAAAATTTGTATATCCGCTATCTATAAACCAAAACGGGAGATTGTTATCAATTTTATCTACAATGATATGTTCATTACCCACAGTGTTTCTTAACAGGCAATCTTCTACACTGTTTATGAAATCTTTCCGTCTAACCATAGTTGCTGTAGGATCAATTTGTTGTCCAACAGTTTTGATAAAATATTGTCGATTACTTTTCATATAAGAGTCAATAATATTGTTGACTCCTAATTTTTCTATTACATATTCTGTTTGTTTATGTATTTGACCAAAATAATTTTTTCTATAGTTTTCTAAAATTGTATTGACTTTACTGCGCCATTCTGTAGTATCTGCAGTTACTCCCCTTAGCAATTTTTGTTTAAATTTATCACGGAATTTTTCAATGTCAAATTTATGATGATTTCTTTTGTCAATAACAAAATCTATTGCTTCGGCGGTTTTTAATTCATTTAACTCAATATGAGAACAATGATCTTTTAGATCTATAAGACTTATAAGATAGTGTGCAATTTCTTTGTCGTTTACTAGTAGTTTCATTGGTTTAATATTTTCCAGGCTGTGCCGTTGGCAATTTCTTCATTAGTGAATTGACCATAAGACAAGGTCTTACACATCTTAGTTATATCTTCTAATAGTGGTCTATACGGATTTTTAAGTGTGGACAGATCAGTAGATGCCAATGTGCTGGCTGCGCAAGGCACTGAAATAAATGCAGGAATACCGTATAGTACACTTTCCAAAGATGCTATACTATTAAAAGAAACAGTGGCATAGACTCCGCTATCAAAAGCATTATAGATAGAATATCCGTGATTTCTTTCGCTTCTTGCACCCTTGACCCTAACTTCAACAGGAAGATCTGAATAAGTTTTGATTTTTTCTGTAGTTTCTACAATCCAAGCATCGCAGTCTATATCATAATATCTACAGGCTTTAGGATTAGGTAATACTAACAAAATTTTCTTATTGTGATTTTTCCATCCTTGCCATACTAGTCTAGGATCTTGTTTCTGTAATTTTTCCCATCTATCAGAATCTACATTTTTAGGAAGTGAATGTTGTAGATTGTTTTTAACTACTCTGTGCCATATTTTTTTCCCGGAAGTATTTCCTGGACTAGGAAAATTCCCCAAATAACCAGTATCTATATAATAGAAATCTCTTTGCGTTTTTTGACATTCAACTATTTCACTTTTGCTAGTTACACCACGAACTACCATAGGCTTAGAAAATTCTTCCATTTTTGTTGTACAGTAATTAGTTGACCCTTGTACCAAAGCTTCTTCTAAAGATATTTCTTTCATTGTGTTAATAGTTCCATTGCTTTGCCGTTTTTTAATTCGTTGTTGTGAAACTGCCCGTAGGCTAGATGACAGGCCCAGGCATATAATTTATCTTGATCAGGGTAGTAAGGAGTTTGGATCTTACTGATATCTTGAAGACTTACTGGACTTGCTGCATTTGTGGGAGCAAGAGTAAATGCTGGAATACCATGAAATATACTTTCTATTGCTGCAACACTGTTGAATGTTACTAGAGCAAATACATCATTATCAAGCGCCTGCTGTAATGTGTCTGTGACAATTCTATCTATTCTTTTAGGTGCTCGCTCTCTAACTATTACTGGTCTATCAGTGTGTTCTTTGATTTTTGCAACAGTTTCATGAACCCATTGATCCTTAGTAACTCCGTAGAATTTGCAAGGTTTTTCGTCTGGCGCTGCAACCAGTATCTTTCTGCCGTCTTTTTTCCAGGGACGAAAAGTTTTATTAAATTTTTTAAAACGATCGTCTGGTCGCGAAATAATCTCACTGTGTTGTAGATCGTTTTTTACTATGCGATGCCAAAGTTTCCAACCGTTAGGATTAGATGCAGTTCTCTCATTGCCAAAATATCCCGTGTCCATATAATAAAATGTGCGGCCGTCTTTCCAACAACGTTTCATTATTTTGTGTTTAAGAATTCCTCTTAAAATAATTGGATCTTGAGAATCTGTATAAACAAAATCTTCTGTTGACACTGGTACAGTTTTGCATCCCGAGGCAAACAAGTTAATGTATTCGTCCTCACCTTCTTTACTTAGAAAAATCATAGATTGCGTTGTAGACAGTAATCTGTATAAATGCGTTCACGGTGCCATTCATCTCCCATAGGAGTTGTAGCAAAGTCGTGAAAACTTGGAGTACCTAAGGTGTAGTGTAACAGCTTTGCATCTTGATTTGCGCCGAACTCATCAGGCAACCAGTTCCATACTTTAGGTAATTCTCCAACCAATTCATCAGCAAGCCAAGTAAATCTATGAAGTTGAGCGCCTGTGGCAGTTTCAATAAATTCAGGTGTTACTACTTTATTTGCGGAATGACCGCAATTCCAAAGAATAACACTTGACCAATTCTTTCGAGGATAATTTTCGTTTTTAGCACCGAGGTACTTTTCTGTCATTTTAGTTTTGTAGTCGTGTTTAACTACCATTACTGCTTTGCTGTCGTCTCGAAGAGCCCATAACTTTTCAATATCATCTCTAACTAGCATGTCGCCATCCATAAAGATTGCCCAGCCTTTATATTCCATTAGGTGTGGAACTAAGAAGCGACTGTATATAAACTGATTACTACCGTCGGTATGTGTTTCTTGATAATCTTGCATATTTGTTAACGCAAGTGGTGTAAACGAAATTGGTTTACTAGAATGTCTAATAATACTGTTGGCACATACATGGTATGCTATTGCTTCTCTATGGTCATAACCGATAAAAATATTAATCATTTTCTTTCTATGTCCTCTTCTACACAGTTTTCACCATATTGAATTTCAATAACTCGCAAGGGTTGATCTGTCTCATTACATAACTTATGCCATTGAGTTTTATTGATATGTATGTGTTGATGCTGTGTATATTCACCTAATAAATCCATGTCTGAGCTTTGATCTATTGTATAGACTGTAGCTATGCCTTCAGCTACAAACCAATGTTCTGCACGGTCTTGGTGACGTTGCATACTGAGACAAGTTTTAGGATTGACTGTTAGTTCTTTGAGTTTAACATGATTGCCAACTTCATGTAGTACTCGATAGTACCCCCAGGCTCTACCAGTTTTAGGTGCTTTCCATTCTTGAAGAATCCACGAACTAGAATTCTTTTTATCTTCACCACCCACACCAAACACAAATTCTAGGTTGTTGTCTTGAATATCCATTTCTGGAATATTCTTATCTGTTCTATCGCCACCGTTGGCAAAGATGATTGTATCTTCTGGAAAATCTTTTCTAACTTCTAGTATAGCACCTTTTGATGAGCCGTCGGCATCGTCAAAATCATAAACAATACCGTCTACGCATTTAATATTGTCTACGATATATGATCGTTCAGAAAAAGGCATAAAGGCTGCACCTTTTTTACGAACAAGCCATTCATCGGAATTGAGCCCTACAAGGAGTATGTCTCCTAGTTCTTTGGCTGCTTGGAAGTAGGCAATGTGCCCGGAATGTAGAGGATCAAATCCACCTGTGACTAATATTATTTTCATGCAGATATTTATCTGCGTATATAATGAACTAGTTCAAAGAGTGGCGTCTTCTAACCCGGCTGTGCGTAGTTTTACAATATTGCTTAATTGCCACTGCTTTATATCTAGAGCCTTGATAATGCCCAACCATTTATTTCTAAGTAGGGCGAAATCGTTAATAATCTTTTCGAAATCTACAACGTCAGCTTCGCCTTCGACAAACTTTTCACAGTCTCTACTGCTTAACTGACGTTGATAGGTTTCAAGATACTTGCGAAAGTGTTGACTACGAAGTCTACGAAGTTCAATATTGAGATATTCTAAAATACCTTCAATTTCTTGAAGTTGGTTAAATCGATTTTCTACAATGCCGGGCATCTGCGCAGAGGCTTTTTCAATGTTACCTGCTACACGGACATCTTGTTTTGCATGAATTAATTCAGCTTCATAATAGGCCACAGCATCCGGAATATTTGAAATATCTTTAGAAACACGATCGTACCAATTCATTTATTCCTCATCTTCGTAGCTATCTTCATCCTCAATTTCTTCACCATCGATGACATAGTTAATTGCATCATCAAGATATGAGTCAACTCCTTTGAGACTGTCAAGCACACTTTCTTTAATACCATAATCCATTAGTGTATTAACAAAATCTGCTGCCACATCTTTGCGATGTTTCTCTGGTATGTGTTCTAATACCAATGTCCAAATATCTGCAATTAAATCTTCTTTCATTCGGTGACCTCCAAGTCTGGTTCAACTGTAGTAGTTATCTCAGAAGTGGAAATTTCACCGTGTTTAGAAATGTCTGCCATTGCAATGTCTAGGCCGTCTTTCTCATTCTTTTCCCAAGCCTTGCGGAACTGTTTGATGATCTCACCGTCTTTGGTTGTGTAGACAAGGCTGTTACCTTCTTTCTTGAGCATGCCTTTAGCTTCGAACAGGTCGACTAATCCACTATATGGACTCATACCTGTTTCATAAGGAATCTCAACCTGTACACTTTCAAACGG